GTTTATACATATTGTTTTATAAATTGAAAAATTTTTTGATGAGCTGATCTGCCTGGATGTCCGTCGTCCGGATAGTCTGTTGAGTTTTTGAAAAAATCAAATTTTTTCTCTATTGCGTCAAACACATCCATGGCATAATTTTTATCTTGTATCACACGCTGAGCACATCCTAGATCTCCGAATACAGACGACGCAGAATACTGTGGATCTAAAAATTTCGAGATACTGGGAATGACAATATCAAAATTATATCGAGATACATCGATATCAATCGAATCTAAATCACATAGCCCTCCAAGTAGGTATATCTGTAAGTTATGTCGAATCGACAAATCATCGATTTTTTCAAACAAAGAATGTAATTTTTTTATAGCCAATTTGCCAGGATCATCTCTGGTAGGATCCGGCCCTCTGAGCGGACACGTAATAAACCAAAATACTTTTTCGTTAGTGATGTGTCTGTCTGAAAACAAAGACAAGTGTTGAAAATTTCCAGCGGCTGGAAAACTATAGTTTTTCACTGGTATAGAATGATCAATACAATACTGTTCTACACCTTTATGAACTATCTGATACTTTCCGCTGATTGTCGCCCATTCTCCGCAACTCCAGCTATCACCAATTATAATCAAACTCGGAATGATTCGCCGCAACCGCAGCGATCCTTTTCGTTAGGGTTGATGAATTCGAAACCTTCGTTGAGGCCTCGACGTTGATAGTCTATGGTCATACCGTCGAGAAAGATGCGATGTTCGGGGTTCATGTACACCCTCACACCATTGACATCGTGGTGCTCCACGCATACTTGGCTACCTTGTTCTTTGTCTACATATTCTAATACATAGGCCATGCCAGAGCACCCAGTGGTCTTCACGCCCACCTTGATACCTAGACCACGACCACGACGTTCGATGGCAGCCCGGATCTTTTCGGCAGCGATATCAGTTACTGAGATCATGTTTTTTACGGTAGTCTTCTATGGCAGCTTTGATGGCATCTTCGGCCAGGATCGAGCAGTGGATCTTTACCGGCGGAAGAGCCAATTCCGAAGCGATCTCGGTATTCTTGAGTTCGCTAGCTTCTTCGAGAGTACGGCCTTTGACCCATTCAGTAACCAGCGAACTACTAGCGATCGCGCTACCGCAACCATAAGTTTTGAAACGAGCATCGGTAATAATGCCATCTTCCACCTTGATCTGTAGTTTCATCACATCCCCGCAAGCGGGGGCGCCAACCATTCCGGTTCCGACGTCTGCGTCGTTCTTGTCAAAAGATCCTACGTTGCGAGGATTCTCATAGTGATCTATGACCTTTTCTGAGTAAGCCATACAAACCTCCTATGTTGATTGTACAGGATTATTTACTTGAGATCAATGGCACGTTTGGCCATTTGATTCACTGTGGCACGAGCTGTGTCAACACTCATTGTAGGCGAGACCGTTTCTTCGGCGCCTTTGAACACGATAGTATCACCTTGGATATTGGCGATGATGTTGCTCAAAGGCTCCTGGGCTGCCAGTGTTTGTAATCTTTCTGGAGTGATATCGATCCCCATGTCTCTGGCCAGGCCGATGAAGGTAGCTGTATTCACGGTTTTCTTGGCTGCGGTGTCTTTGGCCCGCCCAAGCAAAAACTGGCCAAGAGCGGCCAGTCTGGTAGTGCTAGGATCTTGGAACTCTCGGATCAGCATTATCTGCGCTCGCGACCCAGTGCCTTGGCAGGAGTTTGATCTTCGGGCTCTTCAGGAGGCAATTCCAAATCAGCTTGGATATCAGCATCAACATCCACTGGGCCTACCACAGGAGCGGCCGTCTGATCTGCACCGGGAACCACAGGCGCTTGTCCTGTCAGTATACCTTGGGCAGATTCCAACTGTGTCTTGGTACCTTGCAGGCCTTGTATCAAACCTTGCAGGGCGGCTGTGGCGTCATTGTTGAACTGTTGTGCTTGATCCATGCCGATGTCATTGCGGATAGAGTTGACCAGGGCAGGAAGATCTTTGAACTGCATAGCCGAGATATCTTCGATCATGCCTTGGATCTGGTCTACCATGTCCTGTGCAGCCAATACCACTTGGGCCTGTTGCAGTTCGCTGGCTTCTTTCAAGCGGCGTGGCTTCATGCTTTCGGCTGTGGCTGTTTTCAGCATCTGCTGGAGACGTCCGGCCATCTGTGGGTTGGCCATGGCTTTCTGCATAGCACCCAATTGCTTTCCAAGTTCTTGACGTTGCATGGGATTCAATGGTTTGCCTTGTACTGCTGTGTCAATGGCTTTGTTTAGTACAGCGGCTTTGTTCTGTTGTCCTGTGGCAGTGGCCATCTTGCGCACACCGGCCATGGTGCTCTGAGGATCAATAGCTTGCTCACCAGGTGCCTGTGGCTTGTTGGCATTCTGTGCCATGGCCATGCCAGGAGCGGCGCCAGGGCTGGATTCTTTCACGCGAGCTTCCAAAGCCTGTTCCATCACCACTAGCTTGAGGTAAGCTGGATTTTTTTCGCTGGTATGGAAACCAGGAGTCTGACGATGCTCTCGGATCAGTCCACGCACACGGTTTAGCATCACACGGGCTTGACGGCTATCTATAGCATCTACGGCCAGTTTTTGGCCGAAATAACTCTCGAAAACTCGTTGGCTCTGTTGGGCCTTAGTTTTTGATTCCAGTTCTTGCAGTTTCATCGTTGAATCCTTTTTGTTGCCAGTATTTAGCCAGATTCAAGCATTTATCTAGCCGATCTCGGGCATACCGGAGTTTGGTTTGTGCATCAGTGAGTCTGTCCGTCACTATGCATTTCTTTGTGAAATCAGTGGTGCGATCTAGGCTATGGCGATAATACTGGATTTCTCTTGTGCGCCACGCCACTGCTTGATCTGCCCACAGGATTTCTTGTGTGAGAGTATGTTTGTTGAGCTTGTCTGCTATGCACCAGGATATGGCCACACGGCTGGAGTCTGTTTGGGCAGCCAGTGTAGCACCACGGAATATCTGATAACCATCCTCGGTGCGATGTATGAGATAGCGTCCAAACGCATGTACGTCATCGCCTTCACCACGGAAGAGAGCGTTGGGATTGTCTAGGAATTGATCTCGAGCCATGCGCTCGAGCATACGGGTGGCTTGTTCTTCGCTTATTTTGCCACGTAGGTCATGACCAGCCAAGCTATCACTGCTGTCAGGGTTCCGATTATGCCCAACCCCCAGTTGAGTATCTGATCGTTCCTTTTTTCCGCCATGTTTTGTATCATGTCGTGGACTTCTCTGATCACTTTTTCCAGACCGGTCACTTTTTCTTCCACTGTTTCCAGTTTCTGCTCGAGGAACTTGTATCTCTCCGCGCATAACTCCACGTGGGTTTCTAGATTTTTTTTCTCGATGTCGGTTGTCTGTACCATGATCGCCCTTGTTGTAATGCATTATTTATGTCCTTGACGGTAGATCACATTGGTGTGGAATCCTGAGGTTCTTATTATTGGTTCTATATCGCTGGATTCTGAGAGTCCTGTGATCATTGGTGTACCATCGCTGTCCTGCTTGAGCACCCAGAATTCATCACCATCTACCAGCCATTGTGCTTCGGGTTCGATTTCAAAAGTAAATTTCCATGTGCGCCGATCTTTCGCAAAAGGTGATTCCACGCTGTCTGCGATTTCTGGGCCCTGGACATTGAACACCTGTGTGCGCATGCCCACCAACTGCATCATGGTATCCCAGTTTCTCTGTTGGTTGCGGGCCTGCTGGTCCCCGGTGGCACGATTCTGCGTGACGCCAGTGGCCGTGATGTCAAACAAACAATAACATTCAACCTTTTGCATGCTTCATCTGATAGTATATTTCAGTCTGTTCCAACATGTGTTGCAACTCAGGATCGGTTTGTGCGGCCAACATGATATCTCTCCAGAGCTGGGCCCGTAGCATTTTTTGCCGCAGTGGCCCTTGTTTTACTAGTTCTCTCTGGTTGGTACCAAACGGACGTCGATAAATGGTATCTCCGTTGTCGGGGCTTTCGTAGATATATTTTGTTTCCGACATATCAGTAATTATGCCATAAAAAAACCCCGGTCCGAAAACCAGGGTTTTTATCACCAGTGGTGATTGATTACGATGTTGCGAGCTTGAAGCCGACGTCAGTCGCGCTGTCCAACTGGAAGCCTGTGTAGGTCACGTTGGCAGCGGCCAGGAAGGCAGCGGCGTTAGCGAAAGCATCTTGTGGGTACACAGCGAAGCTCAGTGTAGTACCATCAACTTGGTACATGGCCACAGTAGCGGTCTGCTGGATAGCAGTGATAACTGCGGAAACATACTCGTTCACACCCTGCTCACCGGCAACAGTGGTGTTAGCGACTGCACCGAAGAAGTCCAGCTTGGGACCTTGGGGTTGTACGGGTGTACCAGATGTGGATGTACTAGGAGCGATAGGACCGTTAGCGGTGTCTAGCGCGAATACTGGTTGAGCGTCACCATTGACGCGGGTAAATTGTGCCATTTTGATTCTCCTTGATATATGGACCCTGTGGGTCTACTTTTATTTATACCGAAATGGAGAAATCGGGCGGTATCAGGCTAGATCGGGATTGTTGCGGGCAAAATTGGCCTGGCTAAAACGCATGCGATCCACGAACTTCATGCCCTGCCCTACATAGCCTTCGTGCCCGGGCTCGTCATTCACTGATGCCTGCACATCTTGGGCTTGTGCATCCAGCTGGCGCACCAACTGATTCTTGAGGCTAGACAAGTCTAGGAACGCCTGGAACACAGCAGCCATGCCTGCTTTGTTTTCCTGGGCCCATTGGAATATGCGAGGTGCCTTGGCGGGCTCACGTTGCTGTATCCATTGTCCAAAACCGCTGATGAGATTGTCATAACTGCCTGATCTCACACGGCTGTTGATGTAGGTTTTTATGAGCTGTGGCAGATTGGTGATCTTGCGCTCACGCAGGCTCTGAGGATCGAACAGCTGATCTATAGCCGCACCATGCTGTTGTACGATGCGCTGGAGATCTCGGACCGTGCCGGTATCTAGCGCGAGTTTCCTTGGCTCTCGGAGGCTAGGATCCAGGATGATCAGACCCGGAACAGAATTCAGTTCTGCCGCACGTATGAGTTCTGGTGCGGCACCTGGAGCATCGAGACGGGTATGGATCACCACTCCTACTTCCGACGCTCCGATATTTTTTCCTAGATCAGAATCTGCCGCCACACGATATTTCACTGTGTTGGGCATGAATTCATAGGCACCGTTGACCAATGGAGGACGATTCACGAACAACAGATCCCCTTGTACATATCCGCGGAAGTCCGGTGGAGTGGCCGCTCTCAACAAAGGAAACAGCTTGCGATAGAGATTGACCAGTTCTGTGCGCTCGCCACCACGCTGTGCCATCATCTTTTCAATCTGCTCAGGTGAAGTGGCCAGTCCATCGTAGCCTTTGGCCAGGAAGCCTGCTTTGTCTGTGAGCACAAACTCGCCCGTGGGTTTGCGACCAAATATGATAGCAGGCTTACCATCCCACTTCACCGTGGCTGATTCTGGTCGGCGGGCTGTGTCTACTATACCTTGTAGGGCTTGGCGGATGCCTTGTGTGCCCATGTCAAACACCATGTCTTCGGGATGTTCGATGCGCACACCTTCTACTATGACCTGCATGCCTTGATTCACGATACGATCACGCAGTCGGCCCAGGAAATTGATTTCATTTTCTTCAAGACTTTCTGCGTCCCAGGGCACCCCTTCACGTTCCATGTGGCTACGGAAGTCTGCTATCTTATCGTCTCGACGGGGATCCATCTTGAGAGCACGCATGATAGCTTCCACAGAATAGAGATTTTTCGAAGATGCTGTGGGATTCAACAGTATCTTGGCCAACTGATCAGGATCGTCCGTGATGATGTTATTAGTAGCGCGATCGGCTAGACCATCGTTCTGATTCAACTTGTAGCCCATGCTCTTGGCCATAGAATTGATCATGATGTTGCGCAAGGCGCCTTTGTAAGCACTGGCAGGATCGCTGGATAGCACGAACTGATTCCAGCGAGGTTTGTTGGCAAACATAAAGTCAGTCTGTGCAAATCCATTTTTAGGATCGCCATTGATCGCTGTGAGAAAATGCACAGCACTGCCGGATTTTTTTATGTAACGACCGGCATCCACGCTCTGCTGGCGTGCCCAAGTGCCCAGTAGGGACGTGAGCTGTTCCTTGGAGATCTCGTTGGCGTCAACTTGTAGATCCAGGTCTCCCGACGATTCTTTGCGTCCGGTGGTGCCCAACCAACGTGCTGGCAATCCATCCAAGGGATTCTTTTCGGATGTGAAGTCTAGCCCAGTGATGCGCTCGAGATAACGCACGGTAGCAGGAATCTCTGCTCGCTGGATGCGGCGTGTCAAGGGTTGGCCTTGCGCATCTTTGAATACGTTGCCGCCTTCTAATAATTTCATATGCTTTGACCTGCGGTCTGTTTGCTGTTGGATAACGCAGACATGGCAGCTTGTGTGGCCATGGCATGTGTAGTACCACGTGTGATCAGAGCACCTGTGGACATATCTATCCAACCTGCTGTGGGTGCATCCCACTCATATGTGGTGCTCATCTTTGCACCGGTGCGAGGATCTTCGGTATCCAACACCACTTTATGCCCATCGGGTATGGAATACACAGGATTAGACTTGGCTTTGAGATATTGAGGAATAAAAGTGGTGACCAGGAAATCTTTGACCAATTTAGAATCTGTGGTCTTTATCTGATCATTTATGGCTGCCAC